ATGCCTATCATTTCTGCAGCGTTAGCCAGCCCAGTAACGCCAAGCCCCATCCTACGCTTTGCTTCTGCTTCCGCTTTCTGCTGGGGTAAAGGGTAGATGGTTCTGTCGATGACGTTGTCCATCGCTCTGACAACCACATGGATATCCTGCTTGAATTGGTCATAGTTAAAACCCTTCTCTTCCATATTGACATATTGGGTGAGGTTGAAGCTGCCCAATAGACACGCTCCATAAGGTGGTAACGCCTGCTCTGCACATGGATTTGTGGCTTCGATAGTCTCGCAGTAATGCAGGTTGTTCATCTCGTTAATTCTATCGAGAAACAGGATGCCTGGCTCAGCCCACTCATAGGTCGAAAGCATAACCATGTTCCATAGCGCCACAGGGTCAACCTCACGATAGACCTCACCTTCATAGCGCAGCGGGAATGGTTTCTCCTGCTCTAGATGCTCCATGAACTCATCAGTCACACCGATAGAGATGTTGAAGCCAAGCAGCTGTGTTGAATTGTTCTTAGCTGTGATGAACTGCTCAATATCAGGATGGTCGATGCGTAGCACACCCATCTGTGCGCCACGGCGATGACCTGAGCTGGCAATAGTCTGACAGACTGCGTCATAGATTTGCATGAAGCTCACTGGCCCTGATGACATACTGTCTAAGCTTTTAATCCTATCACCACGAGGTCTGATGCGAGAGAAGTCATAGCCAATACCGCCACCTCTTCGCATAGTCTCAGCAGCCTCAGTAGCCTTAGCCATGATGCTTTCCATGCTATCTTCGATGATGCCACTTACAAAGCAGTTGAACGCTGTAGTCTGCCTTGTAGACCCCATAGCGTTCTGGACACGACCAGCTGGCAGGAAGCGCATATCTCTCAGCACCCGCTTGAACTGGTCAAAGTGTTCATCGTTATCTTTTAGTGCGTCAGCAATGCGCACGACCTTGCTGTAGAAGTCTTCACCAGTCTGGCGATACTTCTGTGTATCTATCTCATCTGATAGCCGTGTTTGTGGCCCATATTGGGGCATATTATGATTGTAAATTGTGTCCATATAGAAAATCCTCTCAGACGAATAGGGTAAGAACAAAACCAGAACAGAGTCAATGGTAATGCTATAAGTTATTTTTTATTGATAGCCCGATTTGCATCGCTATTTGCGGGACAATGGCGTTGCCTAAGCCTTTAAGTCTGTCCACACTTCTGGGTATCCCATGAGCCACTCGACCCACTGCGGGTTCAGTTGCCCAGCAGTTTTCTGCCGACCACCCTCGCTGTCTATCACGACTGTCGAAAGGCTCTTCTGAGACCCCTTCTTCCCCTGCGACCTGTCTTGGTAACCCTGCCTCGCTTCGGTTGCTGACGGTGTGGGCCACATCCTCACTTGGTCTGATAGGTTCGCCCCGAACACTAGGTTGCTGCTGTGGCTGATGCGTCTGCCCTTCTCGTCCATCGGTCTCGCCCCGCCCGATGCATCCGTTGTCCGTGGTGTGGCCCACAATCCAGACCCTGTCTCTTCTGTGCGGGGCGTTGACACCGCAAGCTGGAACAATAAACGTCCTTGTGGCGTAGCCTTCAGCTTCCAAGTCAGCCAGCACTTGGTCGAGACCCATGCTGATGTGACCATAAACATTTTCGAGAACGCACCAAGCGGGTCTTTTGGATGCAATAATTTGGCGAATGTACGGCCAGATGTGGCGGTCATCTTCTGTGCCTTTACGCTCCCCAGCAAGGCTGAAGGGTTGGCATGGGTATCCTGCTGTGAGGATGTCACAGTCTGGGATTTGGGTTGGGTCATTAGCTAGTTCCTTAACGTCATTTGCTATTGGCACATCAGGCCAATGCTTGTTCAAAATCTTTCGACACCACTCTTCGGTGTCACAAAATAAAATGGGCTGAGATAACCCAGCCCACTCAAAACCTAATGAAAAACCGCCGATGCCTGAGCAAAGGTCAACGTGTCTCAACATCGTTCAACCTCCCCAAGTACCAAGCAGCTTTCTTTATGTCCTCTAATGGGTCACCAGCCTTATGGTTGGAACGCCAGAGGTATTTCATCACATTGCCTTTGCAGTAGGCTTTAAACCCTTCCTCACCCAAAGCTGCTTCAAGTGCATCAATACATTCAATGCCAGCCTCGCTGTGATTATAGTGTGGTGGGTGGTTGACCATATCAGGAGCTTGAAACGTGTCTTCTTGCGGCCCCTTAGCCATTCGCTTCATAAATTCCTCATGGCTTATGTGTTGGGTGTCCATAATATTGGCTCTCCTTTTGAATCAACATCAGACCAGTGCAGTATTCTCACTAGCCTGGCTTGCTGGATAGCATCATCTTTGGTGTAGCCAGCCTTCATATAGGCTTGCTCCACCGCACCCCATGAGGGTCTGATGCCTAGTATTTTCTTTGCAGTTTTCTCGCCGCAGCCCTTTAGACCAGGGATGCCGTCAACTTGGTCACCTTGAAGACATTGCTGTAGGAAGAAAGCCTCAGCATCTGCCTCTGTGACATCAAGCATCTCATCAGCTGTTGGCCTGTAGAGCTTGCCTGGTATGGTCTTCATGTCCTTATCGTCAGAAACGATAATAGTCTTTCCGATATTCTCAGGCTTCGTCTGTAAAATTCCCATGACATCATCAGCCTCAAGATTTGGCTTGGTAATGCTGTCATAGGTATCGCTTACCCAATCACACAGCGCCACATAGCCAACTGGCTTGCGTGTGCCTTTGCGATTAGATTTATAGGTGGGGCTAACTTGCTTTCGGAAGTTGCCAGTGCGTGACGTTAGGCAGCACAGCACATCATCAGACTTCAGTTTGTCTTGGATGCGCTTCAGTTGCACTTTGAAGGCAGTCTTTGCCTCGTTTAAATCCGCATATAGTGTAAAGACATCCTCTTCCCATTCGATTTCTCGTTCAACAGAACTAGCTGCTCGATATAGGAGAATGTCAGCATCAATCAGGAGCTTGGACATATTCTTCCATCTCCTCAATAAATGCTATGCCATCGCCAGTGACCATCCATCTGTTGCAATAAACCTCTTCGTTTAGCTTAGTGCTGATGAAGCCCTGCGAAGCCGCTACAGCGACCTCATTGGCTGCTTGCCTAGCGAATGTGCTTTTAGTTGTGAATGGGTTAATCCTCGCCTCATGGACGGTCAGGTACAGCTTAATAATCGCTAGTTCCTGCTCGTCATCAGTGAGTGTCAGCCCAAGTTCGTCCGACTGAGTATTCTGCTGCGATTGGCGTTTTGAAGTTGACCTTTTTTCCAACTTCTTCCGCACATCTGACAGATAGATGACCGACATAATCTGCTCCTTGATTGCGCACTTGAACCTGTATCTCATCATGCACAAAGGCTATGATGCTTGCGTCCAGTTGCTGTTGTTTGATTTCTTTATCGACAAGAAGCACCCACTGCTTTGCAATGACCGCTGCCGCAGACTGAAGCAGGATGTTAAGCTGCCCATGTTCGCTTCTTGCTATGATTTGCCGTCCATCCAGACCTGTTAGGTAACCCTTTTGTCTGATGACCTCTTTGATTGCCATCAGCAGGTTTTTGAACGCTGGATTGTTGCGGTAGAAGTTATCCCGCAGCTGTCGCCCATCTTTGGCACTGCCGCCGACTGATTCACCTAGCTTGCGGTCACCGCCGCCATAAATCATGCAATAGATTGCAGTCTTAGCTTCATCACGGTTTGTGCCGAAAGCTTTAGCGTTAGCTGAATGGATATCGCCTTCCAATATCTCTCTGGCGTAAGCGCCATCATCCTGTAGATAGTGCGCCAGACACCTAAGCTCGATGCCGCTCAAATCGGCGCCGACTAACTCGTAGCCAGGCTGTACAGTAAATAGCTCACGGCACTCTTTGCCGAACTCAGCTCTAACTGCTGGCACTTGCTGTAAGTTAGGCCCAAATGAGCTACAGCGGCCTGAAATACAGCCAAGCGAGTTGATGGTGTGCCTAAGCTTACCATCCTTACCCACTAGCTTCATCCAAGCGTTATTGCCTTCTGCAAGCATCCCAAGACGCTTCTGCAACATGAATGACCTGGCTAGCTCTTGAGCCTCTGGAAAAGGCAGGGCTGACAGGGTTGTTTCATCAATCTTAGCATCACCAGAATTAGCTGTGAAAACCTTGGGCTTCCAATTGTATTTCTGGCGCAAGCAAAACTCGATGTGCTTTCTACTGTTGGGGTTGAAGGTAATAGGCTTATGCTTAATGAACGGGACGCCCTCTTCATAACCAAGCCGCTTATTATTGCGCTTCGGTATGAACTCTTCCTCAACAGTCCAAGCAGGAAACAACTCATGTAGTCGCTCTTCTATTTCAGAACGCTCCTGAGATAAATCGCCATAAAGCTTGGCAGCCTTATCGATATCGAAAGTCCAGCCACGATTACCAATTTCATGGCAAACTGCCGCTACATCATGTTCAAAGTCGATAGCCTTTTGTGACCATGTGTCTGAAGCCAAAGCGTTCAGAACCGCATGATTACAGACAACATCCCGCTCACAATAATCCTGCATCTCCTGTGACCAGGCTGACCAGTCAGCTGTGTCACCAAAGTCACCCTTCAGCACTCCTAGACGTAGCCCCCACGCCTTTAAGGAGTGAGAGCCACGTAACTTTTTAGGAAGGTCTGTAGCAAAATCATCTTCACGAATGTGGGGACGCATCAAGCGTGACATCACAAGCGTATCAATGACTTTGATATTTTTAGTGGTGAAGTTGGGGTAGATTTTCTGCAAACATGGAATATCAAAAGCCAGGCCATTATGCGCCGTGATTTCTGATGCAGCCTGTAGCTGCTGAACGCCCTGCTCAATTTTATCAGGTCCATAGACCCAAGTTTGAGAGGGGTCATCCCTGTTCATGATTGCTATGCAGTGGATTTTGGTAAATATGTCTAGGAAGCCGTCTGTTTCAATGTCGAAGATTAACCTCAACGATTATCACCAGACCCTGTTAAGACTTGGCGCTGCTTTCTGTCTGTCAGTTTTTCGATGTTCATCTCTGCTATTTCTTCAAGCGAATAGCCAATGTCACCTGCGCAAGCTGCCAAATAAAATAAAACGTCTCCCAATTCTAGGGCCAGTGAACGAGCCTGTTCTACTGTAAGTTCATCTTCTAAATCATCACGCATGAAGTTGAACTCATCATCTCTGTAAAGCTTCTTAACCTTCTCAGCGACCTCTCCTGCCTCACCTGTCAAACCAAGTGTGGGATATAGCAGTGAGCCTTTATAGAAAATGAACTCAGACGCTCTGTCTTGATAGTCATCTAATGTCGTGCCTTCTGTAGTAATCAAATCGTCAAAATCTTCTTCTGTCATTTCACCAAATGGCTTCATGCTATTCTCCTTGTGCTATTGAATATTGGGCGTACATATTGTCATTGGCTGACTGATATGTGTTTATGACCATGCCTTCTTTGCGCAGTTCTGCGATACGCGCCGCCAACCTGTAGCAGCCGTATTTTTCGAGAGCATCAATAGGTGTGATAACCTTTCCATCAAGTAAATCAGACCTAATCATCTCCTTCTGCGAAGCCCATCTTTTAGTGTTTGCCATCTTCAGCATCTCCTTCGGGTAATGCCAGCAGTGACTGCCAGCTGTGGGGGAATAGATTTGAGCAAAAGTCGCTAATCTGCTCAGCGATTTCTGCAGTTTCGATTTGAGAGTGTGGGTCGAGCCGCTGCTGACAAACTCTGGCAAAAGCATATAGGCTTCCTGACCAGAACCATTCTGTCATCATCGATTGCGGTAACACCATTCTCGCCATCTCTGGCGCCGCCCCCTGCTCTATCAATGCTTGATATGCATCGAAGGCAGACTGCTGTGCGGCATTGACCTCACATAATTGGACATCAACCACGCCATCTGAGCCTTGCTTTGTATTTGCGGGTCTGCCCCGCCACTCCTGCGGCTGGTAAAACTCTGGCTCATAGTCCACATATCTGCGAGATATCTCGTTCCAAGCTAAGCCCACTTGGTGCTTGCCTAGTTGCCTGGCTACAAAGATTGGCGCTTTAATCTTGAACTGCATAAAGCAGTGCGAAAAAGGCGACCAATGCTTGTGCTTGGCAAGGTATTTGATAAGCCTGATATCTTTATCAGTAAGCGTATCATCGTAATGTTGGTGGTTGTTAAAAGACACTCTGGCTGCATTAACAACTGTGCAGTCGTTGCCCATGTGGTTCAGATATTCAACTTTCATCTGCGCTTTCATCTTCATCATTCTCCTCTAAAAAGCTCAATTCCATTTCTGTTAACCGACCTGTCTCTCTGGAATAGACAAGAGTGCCACCATGACCTGTTTGGCCTGTGTGTCGGTTCTTGAGGATTTTGATGTGTCGGATATCGCTATCAGGGTCGTCAGGGTCTACTTGAAGCCCAATACAGGCGTCAGATAGCTGTGCAATGGCATGACTGCCACGCAGCTGGCTTAGGCTCACGTTAGCGCCGTCCTCATGGCCTCTGCCATCAGGTCTGCGTAGATGCGAGACCATGATAATCCCGATGTCTTCAGAAGAGCAAAGCTGGCGAAGGCGGGTACACGCTGCATCAAGCATCCTGCGTTCATCACCTTCTTGTGCGCTGACCAAGATGGAAATGTGGTCTAATATCACCCAATCAATATCTAACGCTCTCGCCATGTATTGGATGCGCTGACAAATAAGGTCTACATCTGTTGAGCCAAAATGGTCGAACAGGTAGCAAGTTTTGTCGTTAAACAAATCATCAAATCCACCAAGCACCTCTTCATCGGTAGCCTGGTCTCTATCAATTAGTAGATTTTTAGAAAGGTGGATGCCCACCAGCCCAAGCAAGGTGCGCTTGTTGCTTTCCTCTAAAGCTATCACGCCAACCTTTTGCTCGTTCATGAGCAGGTGGTGTATCATCTCTTTGCAGAACGTGGTTTTGCCTGTGCCACTTCCTGCGCAAATGGTTGTCAAAGTCTGTTTATGAAGCCCTTTTAGCGTATCGTTAAGCACACTATAGGGCCATGTGATAGCGCTGGCTGCTTCATCAACAGTGATAGTAGAGCGGTAATCTTTGGCTGACTTAATGCCATCAGGTCTGAACTCTTTAGCTTGCCATATGGCTTGCACCAGCTCAGAACGCTTACCCTGCAGGATAGCCTCATTAGCATCTTTGGAAGGTAGGCTAGCTATTTTAGCTTTGCCAGCTGGAAGCACCTCAGCCACAGCTTGCGCTGCATTTTGACCTGCCTCATCCATATCAAAACAGATAACAACCTCATCGAAGCCGTTGATATATTCAAAGTTCTGTTTGACAGCGCGAACAGCTCCCGCTGCGCCTGTCGGGACGCTACACACCCCATATTTGTGCTGGAAGCAGGAACTAAGCGAAATTGCGTCTAGCTCTCCTTCTGTAAGACACAGTTTCTTTCCTTTCGACCATAGATGCGCACCGAAAAGCGGAGCTTTCTTGCTATCACCTATGAACTGAAAAGACTTGTCCCTGCCTCGCACCTTCTGGGCTATAACGCTGCCCTTCTCGTTTCTGTAGTTGGCTATTTGAACCTGCTCACCTTTATGGTTAAGCCCGACCCAATAGCCGAATTTGGCACAATCTGCTTCTGTTAATCCTCGTGCCGCAAGTGCTTTTGCTTCGCCCTTGAGTAGGCTTTGCGATTTTTCACCTGCTTGGTTTGATATTGTTGTCGGTTTCTCGCCATCTCTTTCGCTATCGGATTGATAGGTCGAACAGGAGAAACAGTAAGTGTGGGTTTTGCCACCGCCGTCATCATAAACTCCATTGCCATCGGAACTTCCGCAAGCATCACAGCTTGTGTGTCCGATAAAATTTGCCTCGTTGTCAGGGCGTGTCTGCATCTGTTTCTCCTTTGTGATAATGCTAAGCTAGCGAGTAGCGGGTATAACGCTGACCAAGTTGGTCACTGCGCCATTCGCCAATGATTTCATGACCACGCTCACGCAAATCCGCTATGCGGCGCGGCAAAGACCGAACACGATATAAATCGTTGGCCTCAACCCAGCTGATAGAACCAGCTTTCTGCAGGTGGCTTAAAATCTTGTCATTTTGGCTCATTTTTCATGTCCTTTTCTGTTAGCCAAGCATCAGGAATGGTCTTGTGCGCATACATAAACCCATGCTTTTCGCACCACTGTGCGTAGGTCGTTGGTGACCCTCGATAAAGCTTCTGGTTTTGATTGCTGAACACGAACCGTATCTGAATGTCTGGACACTGTTCTTTGACCAGGAGATGCTTCTGCCTGTCTGCGACAGTGAAACGCCCCTTGGTCTCTATGTAAAATCCGTTAAGGAAAAAGTCGGGTGTGTAGGTACTTTTGCGGGAAGGCCAGCAGTAGGCAACCTTGTCCGATTCATATTGAACCGTGTGTCCTGCCTCTTCTATTTGCCTCGCAATCTTTTCCTCTAACCCACTTCTAAAGCCTTTGATAAGGCCAACATTTCTATTAGAAATCGTAGCTAGCCTCACCAGCGTCATTATCATTGCTGCTGGTTTCAACTACAAAGCCGCCGCTCTCATCAGCGTCAAACTCAACCCTAGCTGAAACTAGGTCTATGATTTGCACTGAGTGCATCTGTAACGAGATGCCTTTGCCTGGCGCAGTGTATGGGTAGACTGACCCAGATACCCGCATAGTAGAACCACCAGCTATCTGTGGCATTTTGGAACTCTCAACCAGCTGGCCTCTAGCATCTGCGAATTTCGGCTGAAACTTGCTGCTAAATTTGAACAGCGTGTCGCCAGTCTCTTCATCAGTCTGGAAGGGCATACGAACCCCGCCGCTATCCTTGCCGAAATTTTCATTAGCCGCTTCTTTAACAAGCGAAACCATATCTTTGGCGGCATCACCTGCTAAGCGCACTGTGACAGTG